CGAAAATGTAAAAAGTAAAATGAGTAAAGCTGCGAGGTTCTTTAGGACTTCAAAGCAAGCAAAAAAATCAGACGTTAATTATAAATTTAGAGAAAAAGATTTTGATATTAACGGCTACGGTTCAAGTAAAATAACTCCTGAGGATTGTTGGGAGCAGGTTCGGGATTGGGCCACAGCAGCAGCAAGAGCTCAAATTGCTAAAACTCCAGAAGGCGCATTGGTTGAAACAATAAAGGCCAATAAACGAGCTTCTGAAAAAGCGATTATGGAAGCAGGAAGCCCAGACACTTTAGTTGCAAGATTAGATCAAAACTTGTCTAAAAATGGTTTAAGCTGGCACCAGGAAGTTAAGGCGCTGCCTAGTTCAACAGTGAATTAAGCTGCGACAATCTGCACACTGGCGCTAACTCCGCCAGTGTGATAGTATAGAAAACGAAAGCGAGGTTAATTATGAGATTACTAATGATGTTACTAGGTGTAGTTTTAGCGCAAGTAAGTTTAATTATTGCGTTTCATACATCACATTTAATTGTTTCAGTATTATTATTATTCATGAGTGTTTTAATGATATTTGAAGGGTTGCCGAGACATGAGTAAAATTAATTATGATAATACCGCCAAACTTTTAGGCGTTCCATTGAGAGGCAATGAAACATTTAATGAACTACTACAAATCGAGAGGGATATAATGGCAGAGCAAAAAGAAATGCACTTCGAGACAATCGATAAGAATAAAGCTAAATCATATGAAGATCAAAAAGAAATGCGAGCAGAACTAATTGAATGGGTTAAGACTTGCGATAAGTTTCATATGGGTGAGCTATATTCTGAGATGAAACGGATGAAGAGAAGCTGGGATGAATAGATTTTACTAGACAATAGCCTCGTCAAGTAAACCAAATGCCCTGCGACAAAATGTCGCAGGGTGTGACAAAATGTCGCAGGCGAAATGGCGTACCGCATCGGTAGAGGTACCAAGCGCCAGGTAAAATTTGAATTTTTTTAAGTTTTAAGTTAAGGTGTGACAAAAAGGAATCCTAATACATACGTATTTATACAAAGGTTTGGATAAACATAGCCGTAAAATACTTTAAGGTTCCAAAAACATAACTGAAAAAATTTTGCAAAATTTTTTTTCGAATGCACTATGGATATAGATAAACTAAAGAAATTTGAAAAGCTCCCACCTGATGTAAAAAGACAGCTAGCGCTGTATATGTCCAAATGGAAAGATAAGAAAAAACAAGCTGATATTAAAGATGACTTTATGGCTTTTGTTAAACATGTTTGGCCTGATTTTATTGAAGGTAAACATCATCAACAAGTTGCTAAAAAATTTAATGATATTGCAAATGGTAAAGTAAAACGTGTAATTATTAATATGGCTCCTAGACATACTAAGTCTGAGTTTGCATCTTATCTATTACCTGCTTGGATGGTGGGTCGTAATCCTAAATTAAAAATTATTCAATCTACTAACACAACTGAATTATCTGTAAGGTTTGGTCGTAAAGCAAAACAACTTATGGATTCACCTGAGTACAAAGAAGTATTTCAAACAAGACTTAAAGAAGATTCTCAAGCTGCTGGTAAATGGGAAACCCAACAAGGTGGTGAATACTACGCTGCTGGTGTTGGCTCTGCAATCACTGGTCGTGGTGCCGATCTCTTGATTATTGATGATCCACATACTGAACAAGATGCAATGAATGCTCAAGCTCTGGATAGAACTTATGAGTGGTATACATCTGGTCCGCGTCAGCGTCTGCAACCTGGTGGAACAATTGTAATTGTAATGACTAGATGGAATGAAAAAGATTTAGCAGGTCGTTTGATCTCTGCACAAAAAGAACCAAAGGCTGATCAGTGGGAGGTGATTGAGTTTCCTGCGATCTTACCAAGTGGTAAACCCCTGTGGCCTGAATACTGGAACTTGTCTGACTTAGAATCAGTCAAGGCCTCGATTCCTGGTTCAAAGTGGAATGCACAGTATATGCAGAATCCTACTTCAGAAGAAGGAGCTTTGATTAAAAGAGAATGGTGGCAACCTTGGGAGAAAGAAGATTTGCCTGCAATCGAACATATCATTCAATCTTACGATACAGCTTTTATGAAAAAACAAACTGCCGACTATTCTGCAATTACTACCTGGGGCGTGTTTCATCCTAATGAAGATAGTGGTCCCTGTCTCATGTTGCTTGATGCAATTAAAGGTCGGTATGAGTTTCCAGAATTAAGGAGAGTGGCTATGGATCAATATGGTTATTGGAATCCAGAGACAGTTATAATCGAGAGTAAGGCATCAGGGTTACCGCTTACTTATGAACTTAGAAAAATGGGTATACCTGTTTTAAATTTTACACCATCAAAAGGTAATGACAAACACACTAGAGTTAATAGTGTATCTCCATTGTTTGAGTCTGGTAGAATTTGGGCGCCAACGGAAATGGAGTTTGCACAAGATGTAATTGAAGAATGCGCTGCGTTTCCTTACGGAGATCACGATGACTTGGTGGATTCTATGACGCAAGCTGTAATGAGATTTAGACAAGGGGGATTAATTAATCACCCCGATGATTATAAAGATGAACCTTTACAACAGACACCAAAGGTGTATTATTAGATATGGCTGAAGAATATAAACAATCTGAATTTAGTAGAAGAGTTGACGAACTTATGGATGATGGTTATGATTTTGGAGCTGCCGTTAAAGAAGCTATGAAGGAAGAAGAAGCTAGAAAAAATCTTGCAGGCGGTGGTATTTTAAATTATACTGGCAATATGATGAGATCAAACTACGCAATGGGTTCAGATGACATTCCAGAATTAGAAGAAACTTCTAGCGATGAATATAGAGATTTATTAAAGTCACTAAATGCACCTACAGAGAATCAGGCTTCAGGCATCAGGAGTTTAGACAAAGCACCTTCTATTAAACAAGAAAAACCAGAAATGAAAATGGCAGATGCAATGTTAATGGAAGAGTATGAAAAATATGCTTACGATATGATTGAACAAGGTTTAGAGCCAATGCCTTTACAACAATTTATAGATCAAATTTTAGCTGAAGCAAGAATGGGTTTAAAAGATGGAACTCCACCTTTAATGGGTAATCCTGCAGTTGTTGGACCTAAGATGACTGGTAATGAGATGAGAGAATTTATGATCATGAATCCTGGTATAGAAGATGTTGCAGACTATAAAGGTTACTACGAGAGAAAAAAGAAACAGGATAATGAAATTAAAAAAATGCTTGATAAAGCAAAAAAAGAAAAAGAAAAACGAGCTAAAGGCGGTATTGCAGGAGTCCTGTAATGCCAGACAAACCAATTCCAAAACCATATACGACTGAAGAATTTAAAAAGAAAGCGGATACTTTATTGCAAGGTATTTATGGAACTTCATCAAAAGAATACTTTATAGATTTAATTCAAAAAGAAGTTGATAAAGGAATTAAAGAAGAAGCTATTACAATGGAAGACGCTGTAAAATTTTTAAAGACTAGAAAAAATTATTATGATGAATCTATTAAAGATCAGAATCAAGGCATTAAACAAATGCCACCATCCTACAGAACAGAAATGGATAGCAGAGTTAATTTTTTATCGGGTGGTGATACTGAATATAATGCAATGGTTACAAAGAAGTACATTGAACTAGGTGGTCAAGAAGGCACAGGTATGGATATAGATAAATTTGCCGAAGAGTATTTTCCAAAGATGGCTGAAGGTGGACGTATTGGTTTTGATAAAGGTACAATGCCTAAGTCTGAAAGATGGATGAGAGATTATTTCTTTAGTGGTAAGGGTGGTTATGATGACAGAATGTCATACCAAGAATTTGCTTTAGGACCAGGACAAGAGTTATTTAAAAGATTTAATAAGAAAAACGGTGGTGTGATGTATGGGAAATATGCAAAACAAATCTTATCTTCGTAAAACATCAGGACCTCCACCAGAGTCAGGGCCAACACCTCAGGGGTTGAAATATGAATATAATACTGTTAGAACAGTCAAACATACGGAGAAAATAAATGGCAGACAATACAATAGACAAAGCTCTTCCAAACGAGCCTAGAAAAGAAATTACTCTTCCTGGAGAAGAACAGATTGAGGAAGCTGTAGTAGAAGAAGTTGAAAAACAACTAGAGAGTCCAGAAGATGTTGAACAGATTCAAAATGAAGATGGGTCAGTTGATATTAACTTTGATCCAGCAGCTGCAACACCTGAAGGTGGTGACGAGCATTATTCAAACTTAGCAGAATTTTTACCTGATGATGTTTTAGGATCATTAGGTTCAGACTTAAATCAAAAATATAACGATTATTCTATGTCAAGAAAAGACTGGGAGAAAACTTATATACAAGGTTTAGATTTATTGGGTTTTAAATACGATCAAAGAACAGAACCATTTCAAGGAGCATCAGGTGCAACTCACCCAGTTCTTGCAGAAGCAGTTACACAGTTTCAAGCTTTAGCTTACAAAGAATTATTACCAGCTGATGGACCTGTAAGATCCCAGATTCTTGGACTACAAACTCCAGATAAAGTTCAACAAGCTGATCGTGTAAAAGATTTTATGAACTATCAAATTATGGATCAGATGAAAGAGTATGAACCAGAATTTGATTCTATGTTATTCCATCTACCGTTAGCAGGATCTACTTTCAAAAAAGTTTACTTTGATGAAGTAGAAGGTAGAGCAGTTTCTAAATTTGTTCCTGCGGATGATTTGGTTGTTCCGTACACGGCTACCTCATTGGACGATGCGGAAGCAATCATTCATAAAGTAAAAATTTCTGAAAATGAATTAAGAAAACAACAAGTAGCAGGTTTCTATAGAGATATAGATTTAGCTGCACCACAAGATAAAGAATCAGAAGTTGACAGAAAAGAGAGAGAACTTGAAGGAGTATCTAAGTCTAAGAATGATGATTTATATACTTTGTTAGAGTGTCATGTGAATTTAGATCTTGAAGGTTTTGAGGATGAAGATCCAGAAACTGGTGAGCCATCAGGAATTAAAATTCCATACATTGTAACTCTTGAAGAAGGATCAAGAGAAATTTTATCTATCAAAAGAAATTATGAAATAGGTGATGCAAAGAAAAACAAAATTCAATATTTTGTTCACTTTAAATTTTTACCTGGACTAGGTTTTTATGGGTTCGGTCTAATCCACATGATTGGTGGACTGTCAAGAACAGCGACCGCAGCTTTAAGAC